ATCAGTATCATAGTTGATTGCAAGTTTTGGTAGCATGTTCTTGGTTGCTCCATCACTTTGCCCTGTAAGTGCCATTAACTTCTCTTCGTTCTCTTCGGAAAAGGCACTTACCAAGCCATCCAAAGCACTGTCTACTGTCGATAATTCTGTACTCAAAATAAATTCTCCTTTTAAAGTACGTTAGTGATAAGTTTATAATATAGGATAAACTACATCAGTGTCAAGCCAATTCTTACCTTTTTTTATTTCTATTCCGATTGGCATATTATAATTGAGGTTATACCTTAACTTTAATTCCTTTGCAACCCCTAACATGGAATCTTTTAAAATATTTATTACCTGCTCTTCTTCACTTGGATAACAATCCACCACAATCGAATCATGCACTGTGTTGCAAACAAGAGAGTTAAGTCCTTGTAATTGTTTGTTTAATTCAACCAGACAACAGGGTAACACATCTGCAGTTGCAAACCCCTGTACAGGATAATTACAGATAGCCGTTCTGTTGGTTGCAGTACCATACCTTGTCCATTTAGTGTCTGGAAAATAATATGTTCTTCCAGATGGCAACACTATATGTTTCTTGGTAACTGCATCTCTCTGAAGTTTATCATGCCAATCTGTAATGTCAGAATACTTTTCTTTAAATGCTCTGTAGTATTTCTGTTGTTCAGGTGTTCCTGTAGTTCCACCATATAAAGGTTTGAATGTATGACCTTTTGCTGTCTGCCTGTCACACCCAATAATGGATGCAGTGTATGAATGTACATCTGTTCCATCTACCACATCTTGATATGCTTGAGTATCTTTTGCCAAAAATCCTGCAACTCTAAACTCAAGTTGTGAGTAATCTCCTTCAATGATCGACCCACCCTCAAACCTGCTTTCCACAACTTTCCTAATACGAAACGTTGATCCACGTGGCATGTTCTGAAAGTTCGGATTTCTTGACGATAGACGACCTGTAGCAGTAACACACTGCATAAATTCTGGATGTATAAAACTATTCGCATCAACATTGTTTTCCATTCCTTCCACAAAAGTATTCAGATATGTTTTCAAAGCAGAGTATCGTATATATAAAGTAACAAACTCCTGTGCCACTCCAGACAAGTTAGGCAACATACCTTCCAATGTTCCTTTATCCGTTTTAAATCCTGCAGCAGCAACATCCATAACACCTCTAGGTACTATCTTCAATCCTGCAACTTCCTTATCTTCCCTGTATATTACCCCTGCACCATTGCATGACTTACAGATCCGTATAGCTTTCCCCACAGTACCATCTTTTCTATTTGGTGTGTATCTACCCTTACCAAAGCAATTAGTACACTGAGAACCTCTAGTCTTACGTTTAATCACAGTATTGTCTCTAACTGTCTTAGCAAAAACATTTTTACTCATCCTTACACGTTGCTTATTTTTAAGAGTTGCACCACGTAATTCCTGTCCTATATTAAATATTCTCCCCCAAGTATTCTTATTGATAACATGTCGAGAATAGAACAGTATGGTTCTGTCATCTGCACTGTTCAGATTTACAGGTGTGTCGCCCATAACAGAATAGACTATCTCATCTAATCTCCGTTGGGTTTGATCTAACTCCTGTTCGTATTCCTGTTTTATTTCAGCTAAAGTGTCTAAGTTTATTTTTATTCCTGCCTGTTCTATCTTAGCTAGAACGTCTGTCATTTCAAACGACAATCGCAGTGTCGGCAAAAGTTGTCGGTTCATCATACAATTCCTCAAATGTTGTGCCAAAGGCTTTAAGTTGTTCTAGAGCAACTCTCTCTGTTGCTTCTACGTCTGCTCTTCCATACTCCTCTATTATATCCCAAGGAATATCATAGAAGGTTACATTACTTTTCATATACTCGTCAACCAAATCTTTCTTTTTTTCTGTACCATACTTCTCAGCTACTGCTTTTAGAGCAAGCGGCCAACGTCTAGCACTAGCCAAAATATATTCAGCAACCATCGTGTCATATAAATGTCCGTTGTAGTCAAAGCCACACTCACGCAACCAAGTAATATCAAACTTAATATTATGACCAATAAGTACGTCTGCACGATTTAATGTGTCCTGTAGTATTTCACTACCCTTGTGGCTAGGTTCTTGAGTAGAGTGATGAAAGCATACGTAATTGGTAATGCTATCCATATGCTTATAGCCCACGCTAACAAGACGATTATTGAAATAAGGTAAAGCAGTTGTTCCACCATTTAGTTTCTCCTTGTGTGTTGTTTCTACGTCAAGTGTTAAGTATCTCATTGTCCGTACTCCCACCTATAAAATATATGATCTTCAATTCGTGTTACATATGTTTTAGTTGATGCCCAATCTGGCATAACTGTATAGCTATGGTAATGTGTTGCTCCTTCTAGGAATGGTTCTATATCATTCTTAAACACTCCATAAGATATTCCCATAGCCTGTTCCCACGCTTCTTTATCATATTCTGGAACTTCATCACTCAAGCCATCACAGTACCAACTGAACTGACAACGATTTCTAACCATGATGTTAGGATTCCATTTATATGTCTCTCCCTGTTTGACAACCCCACAAACTGTGTCTGGGAATCTATCATCATATACCCTGTTCATTGTTACTTCAGCTACTGCAACCTGTGCAATAAAACTTTGATTTCTAGCTTCCCAATATATGTTAAGTGCTAGACATGTGATTGCTTCGAGAATCATATAACTGCATCCTTCCAATAAAGTTTATCATCGTATACACAAACAATAGTAACTCCTAATTTTTTTTGAGCATCGGTAAGTCTTGGTATTCTGATATTGTTTTTATAAATTTGTGGTGTTTTAACATCTAAAAACAATGTGGTGCTGTCCTTAATAGCAATAATATCTATTAACCCAGTAGAACTTATATTTCTAAATACTTCATACTCATCTTTCAATAGAATACCACATGCAATTATTTCAAGTATATCTCCTTTTCTAGAAGTTGTGTACCCTTTTAGTTCTCTTTTGTGAAATTTTGTCATCAGTAGTATACTCCGTGTGTTACATCTATGTTACAATTTATCATGCCATGCCACCCATTAATTTTATTTTTAGATATACAGATATGACGTACATTGTTTTCTACTTCACTTGAACCTGTCTTACCTATACCTATAATCATGTCAGCTTCACCAGCTTTACCTGTCTTACTGTTGTCCAACATGGCATAATCTATAAATGGTCGATCATGTGCTTCGTAGCTTGCTTGGGAAACTGCCCACATTAAAAGGTTATTACGTTTAGCTATCTCTCTAGCATTTATGTAAATTTCCTTCAGCCTTTCATCCCCTCGACCAAATTCTCCACGCACCTTAAACTTGTCAAGCTGATCACAAAACATGACATCTGGCTTATTTAACTGTGCGTATTCGTTGACTTCATCCACAGAAGTTCCAACAGAATCCATAATAAAAAGAAAGGGTTGTATCTCGTTCTTATACCTTTCTCTTAACGAGTCACGTTGCTCATGCAATTCGTGTATAGTCTTGTTGAAATGACTTTGGATTATTCTTAATTTTATTTTGTGGGCAGGTTCTTCATTTGCCCAATACACAACTTTCTTTTTTTGCTTTACATAACTTGATGCAAGAAACGAACAGAAAGTAGTCTTGCCCACTTCTGGTCTAGCAAATATAATACCTAGATTACCTCGCCACATTCCATTAATATACTCCTGCAGCAAACTCCAATCAAAAGGAAAATCTGGTGTTCCTGTTCCTGTGTCAAGCAACTCATCAAGGTTACTGTCAATCTCCGTATACGTGGCTTTGTCTGACATCTTACCATCTTCAATCGTGTCCACTATACGTTGCAACTCACCAAAATCTTCTGACTCTCCTGTAAAGATGGCAATCGCTTTCTCACCGACTTGTCTTGCCCTGTCACGCAACCAGAAGTTTTTAACTATGTCCATCTGTAAATCAAAGTTGTTAGCATCTGGTGGTAAAGACTGCACTACACCCATTATCTCTGTCTTAGATGACGATGGCATTGCTGGATTTTTATCTATGTGCAACGCATACAATTCATCTTTAGAAATGTTCTTTTCATACGTTGTGTGTGCGTGTACAATAGTATTATACAATTCTTTTACTTGACCAGAGAACATAGTAGGATCAAGTATATTTTTTACTTTATGAAAAAACTCATAGTCAAGGCAAAAGCCTATGACTTTATGGTCAATCGATATATTTTCTAATGATTCGTTCACGTTCTTCATCCTTTAAATTTTTTAAATCGTCTGGTAGAAAAGCCACACTACACTTCACAAACTGTGAAATCTTGCGTGACAATTCTACAGCTTTAGCAGTAGCATCTTTGTCTAACGCTACCACTACTTTTTTATATTGTTTTAACACATCTATGTGAGATTGCAAGAGATTTGTTCCAAGTAGTGCTATGCTCGATATATAACCATAAACACTACAAGCAGAAGGGCAATCCTCCACGACAAAGACACTATCAACATCACTATTAATATGAAATCCTGAATTAGACTTTCCATATCTATACCACTTTGGCTTTCTATTGGTTAATGATTTACCTACTGCATCCACAATTTTTTTATCCTCTTTGACAAGGAACACAACACGATCTTGCCGAATGTCATACATAATATCTACTACATTATCTAGATAGGCACGATAAGAATGTACTGAACGTACATAGTCCAATGCTTTCTGATTACGTGTCAAAGGAACAAACGTATCTGGGATTTCAAAAGGTACATCTTTTGGTTTAGGTTTTAAAGTTGGCTTGGTGGGTTGCAGAACTGACGTTGCATTGGATGTTGTCAGACGTTTACCAGTTCGACCCTTAGTATCGCAATTCGCATAGAAACAATTATACATTCTTTCATAGCCAGTATCACGAACACTAAAAGTATTCTTCTTCTGACAAACTGGACAATCCAAACGCAACGAACCAAATGGTTGCAACGTCAACTCTTCAACATAGGAATTAAGCCACTTTCTAGTCATGGCAAAACACTAACACAAAAATTATTTTTAAGTCAAGTAATTTTTTTTCTTGACAAGGGATTGACAAATCGATTACACCTTATTTAAACCTACCCTATGGAGTAACCCTATATGAAACTACCTAACTTAATTAATCCGATAGCTAGAGCATTATTGATGTCTAGAAGAAGAACACAATATGTACCTAATAAAAAAAAGAAGGATGAATCTAGAAAAAATAAAAAATGGAAAAAAGATGTTGACAAGAGTTTTATGTATGATAAAAGGGGGTAATTTTTAATCAATAGAAAGGTAGGTCTATGACCCAATATTATAGTAACTCTAAAGAAGAGTTTGTGAATATAAATGATATGCACCATCAACATGTATGGTATGCATTTAAAAAACTTTGTGACAGATTAGAAGAATTAGCATTAACTCAATCAATATGGGAAGATGATTCGTTTAATCCTGTTACTCTTAAAGAATTGAAAGCATTGAACAATGGTTATGTTCGTAAAGATGTTTATGAAATGTTGTTTGATAAGTGTGAACAACTAGAGAAAAATGTTAACTCTCGAATGGTGTTTAAACTTGAAAAGGAAGTATCTCGATTAAGACAACAGATTAGAGATATGTATGCTGAACAATCCCATTCAGCACCACGATATTATTTTTCTAACATCCCAAATACTGAAAGTGGCAGAGATGTAGTTTATAAAATGAGAAAATGGCTTAATAAAGATCGATACTTTATGAGAGTCAGAGGACAGTATCTTGATAAATCTAAATTAGGAAAGAATGAAACTTGGAGAGACTATGATGATGGTCAGCCATTAAGTAAATCTAGATGTATTCGTGTGTATATAGATCAGAAGAAGGAGAAGAAGTAATGAACAGACGTATGAGAGATTTTAGAGATGGTGTAGCAGATGGCTTATTGTATGGAGAAAGAAAGAAAGGTGAGCGATCACTTGCCTATAAGCAAGGCTATGACTTTGGATTGTATCTGTATAATCAGCAAATTGAATCATTAAAAACTAACGGAAGATATTTTATCTTTCCTTCACCATCTTATTAGGGAGAGTGCATAATGGAAAAAGACTTTAAATTGTTAATCAAATATACTCAAGAGGACATAGATAATTTGTTTTGGGATTATGATCGTATGTCTACGAGTGGTCAAGAAACTCTTGATCGTTTAGCCAAGATGTACAATATGAGATATGAGCGTGAAACACAAAATTTATATGGTCATAAAGGAGAGTTTGATGCCCTATTTAAATAATCATTTTCATGTGCATGACCATGAATCAGAAGTATCCTTTCAGATAATTGGTAAATCTAATTTTATGAGATGGTTGAACGATCATGCAAATAATGATAGGTATTCTTTTTTTTCTACCTATACAAAATTAAATAATTATTTAAAAGAAAGAGGAAAGGATTACAGATGAGAGTATATAGTTCGTTTGATGGAATGTCATGTGGTCAAGTTGCTTTGAAACGAGCAAACATTCCAGTAAGTACCTATCTAGCTTCAGAGATAGATAAGTATGCCATAGCAGTAGCACAGTATAACTTTCCTAAAACTGTGCAGATGGGTGATATTAACAATGTCAATCCCCATGACATTAAAGATATAGATTTGATGATAAGTGGTTCACCTTGCCAAGACGTATCTTTTAGTGGAAAGGGAAAAGGATTGATTGATGGTGAACGATCTAATCTGTTCTTTAAATGGGCAGAACATCTAGACATCATCAAGCCTAAATTTTTTTTGTTGGAAAATGTGCGAATGAAACAGGAGTATCAAGATATTATTTCTGATATTCTTGGTGTGCAACCCACTATGATTCCATCAAGTTTAGTTTCTGCACAAAAGAGAGATAGATGGTATTGGACAAACATTCCGTTTGAGATGCCTAAAGATAAGAATATTTATCTAAAGGATATTGTTGAAGATGGTGTGGTTGATAGAGATAAATCTTTTTGTCTAGATGCTAACTATTGGAAGGGTGGAAATTTACGTTCATACTTTGTCAAGAATAGACGACAACTTGTCTTTGACAACCACAGATGTATCCAAGTAGGGATAGCTGATGTCAATGGACATGACGTATTGAAAAGAGTTTATTCTAGGGAAGGAAAGTCACCAACGTTGAATAGTATGAATGGTGGTAATCGTGAACCTAAAATAATCTGTGGT